TAGGATTTAGATAATTAAAACTTTTAACTGTTACACGGCTCGTGGATAGAGTGATATTTCTAAATAGTTCCCGTTCGCACCTCTCAATGAAGTGAAACAGTGACAGGACAGTAACAGAGTAAGGTATACTAGTTGTTCCTTACTGGGTGGATATAAGATAACATAACTTGAGTGCGTGTGTATAAGAGTCCATTTGTTTCCCAAGTACACGCTAGGGACAATAAAACTATGAATATAGGTGCTTATATCTTACCAGTAGTGAATAACAATAGGAGGACTGTATGAAGACAGGTATAGCGTTCGGTGCTTTTGAATATGTTCATATAGGACATATAAGATTATTTCAAAACATAAAGAAACAATGTGACAAACTTATAGTATGCGTAAGCGACGATGAATATATAGAAAAAACAAAAGGACATAAATCATGTTTTAATACAACTGAGAGAGTAAAAGCACTAGGATCAATAAAAGAAATAGATATAATAGATATACAAAGTTCAATATTCAGTAAGAAGCAAGCAATAGTCAAGTATAAACCTGATGCAATATTCGTCGGGAATGACTGGACACCAAAAACGTATAATGGAGAAGGGTTAGGTGTTCCTGTTGTATATTTACCTAGAACCGAAGGTGTATCATCTACTGAACTAACGGAGAAGAACTTATAGTGTATGAAAACTTTAGCTTAGAGCAAAAGACAAAAGAAATATTGATGATAAAAGCAATAGAAAAAGCATTACATGATTATGAAATTTATTTACAGTTTGGAACTTTATTAGGCGCAATAAGAGATAAAGGACTTATAGATAGTGACACAGACATCGATGTTTGTTATATGAGTAAATATCATACAGCGATAGAAGTAGAACAAGAAATTAAAGATATATATAGAATCTTAATTGAAAAAGGTATGTTATATAACTATTTTACTACCAATATTGATAGCAATACGCATTACTGGAAAGAAATTAAAGAAAAGGCTTTAAAAGAAGAAATAATAAGTCCATTTGGACAAGCACATATAAGAATAGAACATAGAGATGTAGATTTTTTTACAAGTTGGATAGATGAAACTGGCAATTACTATACTTGTCAATGGGGAAACCTTGGAAAAGGTAACGAACATTTTCCTGTTGAAGATATAGAAGTATATAATATAAAATTAAGCGTACCTAGAAATTCAGGGAAGATATTAACTAAATTATATGGAAATTGGAAAATTCCAAAAAAAGAAAAATCAAGTAGGAAAAGAAAAGCATATTTAAAGGAGTGGTTAGATGAAAGCAAAACATAAATATTCATTTATTGTTCCTTGTTATACAGCCAGCGAATCAGATTTTAGAAGATGTTTAGATTACATAAAAAAACAAACGGTGCAACCATACGAAGTTATATGTATTGACGATTGTAGCCCAGTAGATACACCTAAGATAGCTGAAGAGTATGGGTTTAAATATGTAAGGCATTCAGTTAATAGACACAATGGCGGTGCTAGAAACACAGGTATAAGAATGGCTACTGGAGAATATTGTATATTTTGTAATAGCGATGATTACTTTGAATATGATACCGTAGAACAAATAGATAAAGTTAATAAAGGACAAGAAATGATTATAGTTGGATTCTCAACATTTGGGAAAGACAAAAAATACGACAAAAAGGACAGATTTGTTCCTACTATGAAAAATACTCCGAATATATCTAAATATAATTGGAATGGAGAAGCTATGCACATTGTTAAAAGACAATTCATATTAGATAATAATTTATTTGAATTAGAAAACGTGCCAATAGCCGATAGAGATTGGACTTTGAGATTAGAAGCATTAAACCCTACATATACTTTTGTTCCAGATAAGGCGTTATACAATTACCAATTTGGACATGAGGGAGCAATAATGACAGATATAATGAACGGTAACATTGTAAATAATTTAGTAAATCCGGAGCATTATAAAAATGAAACAAATATAAACTTATTAATTTATGAACATGCAATACCTAAGATTGGTGGTAATACAACATCACTAACAAACTTTGTTAAACACATGCACAAATATTACAATATAACGGTATTATATAAGAATTGCGATATTTACAGGCTACAACAATTAAAAAAATATGCAAAGTGTATAAAATATAGAAACCAAAACTTTAACACTGATATGCTTATATGGAATAGCAGCTGGGGAAACTACCCTACGACAATAACATCAAAGAAGAAACCTATACAGTTATTACATGCAAATTATGAAGAAGTTTATAAGATGTGTGGATTCAAATACACTAAGCCATCAATACCTACAGAACATATAGCGGTAAGTAAACATGTAAGCGAAGTATTTGAGAGAATGTATAATATACCAAGTAAAGTAATGTATAACATGTTGGATCCTGATATAAAGGTTGAGCAAGTATTAAGGCTAATAACTTGTTCAAGATTAACACCGCAAAAAGGATTAAACAGAATAATAAAATTTGCAAAAGAATTAAAACAAAGAAACAAAAAATTTATATGGTTTATATATGGTGACGGTAACGATGTTAGCAGCATAGACAGAATAAAAGATATACCTGAAATAGTATTAATGCCTATTAGCTTCGAACTAACAAGCTATTTAGCTGACGCAGATTACATGATACACCTCAGCGATACAGAGGGTGATCCATATTGCACTAAAGAAGCCTTACAAGTAAATACACCATGTATAACAACTAATTATCCAGCAACGTATGAACAAATTGAAGATGGAGTGAACGGATACATACTAAACTTTGATTTATTTGAAACAGGCACAAAGCAACAATGGGATAAAGTAATTAAAAAAGTATATAATAACATACCTAAGTTTAAATACAAATGCAAAGATGAAGAATCAGAGAAAATATGGACAGACGACATACTAGGTAAACCAGTAGGGGAATTAAGACCAGTAGAACAAAACAAAGAATACCCTACAAGAGTTATAAAACCCGCTAATTACGTTCAAGAAGGCAAAAACTGTATAGCAGGAGACATATTAATTATAGAAGATGAAGAAAGACTTGAATTTCTAATATCATCAGGTAACGTGGTTCCAATAGACATAGAACAAGAATCAAAAATACGTTGACAAAACGGGGTAACAAAAATGGACAAATATATAAACGGCTTATTCATAAGACTATCACAAAAATACAATGTTAGCTTAGTTACTATACTATCATACAATGAGGAAGATAAGAGATCCTATAAAACTATGATACTTAAGATCAAGAAGGGCAATAAATTATTACTCGACTTTACTTCTTACAGTAAGCGTATGATAATACTTGAAATGGCAAAATGGGTTACCACTTAACAGACAAGGAAAGAAAAAAAATAATAGCCGATTATGTAGTCAACAACAATTACCACGAAACTAGCCGAATAAATGACACCACTGTCACAACCGTTAAAAGAATTGTGAAGAAGGCTGAAAGTAGTGTGTTACGAAAGATTACTCAAAAACAAAAGAAGAATACTCAGTCAACTTTAGAACACATGGATACGCAACATAATACAAAAAAGAAACTATTAACAAGTATACTTAATGCTATGAACGATAAAGCTGCTAACGTAGATATGTTTACTAATATCAAAGACTTAGCCATAGCTTATGGGGTTATAGTTGATAAAGAGTTAAAGATAGTAGAACTTAACTTAAAGAACGAGGAACTGAAACTTAAGAGCCTCGAATTAGATACAGCTAGAAAGATAGTTATAGTAGACGATTTACCAAAGCCTAAAGTTATAGAGGCGGGTGAGTTAGTTGATTAAAATAAGCGAACTAATAGCACCACACTTTAAAGACACGTTTAAATGCAAATTACCGCATCAAATAGACAAAGGTGGTAGAGGATCTACAAAGACATCAAAGAACGCGCTTAAGATAGCTTACCATGTTTTAAATGATGAAAACTGCTCAGTAATAATATTAAGACGTTACCAAACTTCAATGCGTGGTAGTGTGTATAAAGAAATGAAAAGAGCATTTAAAAGAATGGGGTTACAAGAAAACTTAGATTATAAGAGTAGTTTAAGTCCATTACAGATTACTATTAAGATGAACGGTAATAACATATACTTTGCTGGTGCCGATGATTATGAGAAGATTAAAGGGCTTATTGATGAAGATAGACCAATAAAGATAGTATGGTATGAAGAACTTACAGAGTTTGATAATGAAGAAGACCTACAACAAATAACGGCAACATTTTCAAGAGGTAACAATGACTGGTTTATAAACTTATATTCATTTAACCCACCTAAGAACAAGTTCAACTGGGTTAATCTATGGGTTGAAAAAATTCGAGTTCGTGAAGATGTAATAATAACCGATAGTGATTATAGGACAGTGCCATACGAATGGCTAGGTAAGATGTTTATTGAAGAAGCTGAAAGGCTTAAAAAATACGATGTAAAAAGATACAACTGGATATATTTAGGCGAGGTTATAGGTATTGAAGGGCTTATATATAATCCGGATCAAATAATACTTAGAGCAGAGGACTACTTAGAGAAGAACAAACTAAGAATATTATATATAGATTTTGTTACAGATGGTGGGCATCAAACAAGTGCTACAACGTGCTTAGCTTTTGGCTATGCAACGGATGGTAATTGGTATTTGTTAGATACATACTATTATTCACCACATGAAAAGGCAAACAAGAAAGCGCCTAGCGACTATTCAAAAGATATATTTGAATTTGAGATATTCATGATTAAAAAATTCAAAACTAAAATAGACAATGAAACAATAGATAGTGCAGAGGGTGCATTAAGGAATCAGATATTTAAAGATTATGGTAAAAGATTTAACCCAGTTAACAAGGGTAAAAATAAAGAAGAGATGATTGACTTTTCATTAAACTTCTTAGCAAGAGATAAATTCTTTATATTAGATATACCCAATAATTCAATATTTGTTAATGAATCTAAGAATTATATGTGGAAAGTCGGTAGCGTTGAAAAAGGTAGACCTGAACCTGATAAGAGGGAAAAGAAATTTCCAAGTAATGAGCCGTATTATAATACACACTCTAAAAGTTATTCGTATTATTACGCAGAGCATACTTGCGACAGCTACCAATATTGGGTTAAAGATAACCTGCAAAAGTTGGGACTAATATACTAGGAGGCTAAAAAGATGTCAATATACGAAAGCATAGCGGTGACGCTAAATAAAAAAGGGATGAATATAGTAACAGGTAATATATACGATATGATCTCTATATGGAAAGGCTGGTATAGAGGCAGCGTAAATGATTTCCATTATTATAATGGAATTTTAGCTGACGGAACTACTATTGCATGCGAACGACTAACAATGAATATGGCTAAGAAGGTAGCAGAAGACTTTTCTAAATTGCTATGGAGTGAAAAGGTTGAAATAAACTTAGATACTAAAAAGAAAACTAAACAACTATGGGATATATTAAATAATAAAAGAAATAATTTTGCTATTACGTTTCCACAAATGATAGAAAAATCGTTTGCACTGGGAACGGAAGCTATGGTTGAATATAAAATAAATGATGAAACAGTAATAGAATACATAGACGGAGATAATATAATACCTTATGCCTATGATAATAACTATATAACTGGGTTTATTGCTATAAATCAATTTACTAAAGGTATAGGAACTAAAAAGAGATACTTAACCCACCTTACGTTCCACGAATTTACTGGTGGCGTATATATAAAATATAATCAATTATATACATCAAGAAGTTCAGATAAGTTAGGTAAAGAAATACCGTTTGAATCAATGTTTCCTAACGTTGTTAATCCAGTAGTTATAATAACTGATACACCACATTTTCAAATACTAACACCTAACATAGTTAATAACTACGATTTAGATACACCAATGGGAATAAGTGTATATGGTAATTCATTAGATAAGTTTAAAGCATTAGATATTAAATACGATAGCTTTATGAACGAATTTGAATTAGGTAAGAAACGTATACTTGTTGATAAGACAGCGCTTAAAAGCACTACACAAGTAGATTCGGAAGGAAATATTAGTAACGTATCCTACTTTGATAGAGATGATAAAGTATATCAAGCAATTAATGGTATGAGCGATCAACCTGTTAAAGAGATAGACTTCACATTAAGACACGAAGAGCATATAGGAAGTATTAATGCGGATCTTAACTGGTTAAGTGCAGCCGTAGGGCTTGGGCAAAGTTTTTACTCATTCGATGGCACTGGTGTTAAAACAGCAACAGAAGTAATAAGTGAAAATTCGGATACTTATAGAACTAAAGTTCATCACCAAATAGTAATTACAAACGTATTAACGGATTTAATAAAGTCAATAATGAACTTAGAAGGTATTAAGAGCAAAGATATAAACATTAAGTTTGACGATAGCATAATAGAAGATGAAAATGCGTTTATTGAAAGAGGACTTAAACTATTATCAGCTAACTCAATATCATTAGAACGTTTTATGCGTAAGTATTTAAAATATGATGATGCACAAGTTACAGAAGAATTAGCTAGGTTAAAAGAAGAAAATAAAACAGTAACAGGAACTAACGTAGATTTCTTTGGCACACAAGATTAGGGGATGATTAAATGTCACCTGAATACTTACAAAACTTAAGCCAAGAATTAATAGATATGTATACAGCAACAGAAACAGAACTTTTAAATAGTATATCTAAGAAGATAGGACAAAACAAATCGTTGTTTATACAAGTTGAAGGACAAACAAGCCTTATAAACGATTGGCAATTAGATAGATTAGCACAACTAGACGGCTTAACTAAAGATAATATAAAGATAATAGCTAAAGGAACTGGCAAAACAGAAAAAGAAATATCAAGCATATTTGCACAGGCAGTAGAAACATCAACTAAAAGCGATGAAGCGTTAATAAGCGAGGGCATTAAAAAAGGGCTGTTAAACACAGTTCCACCGATAGGCGAGAGTATAGCTGTTAAAAATGCGCTTAGTTTTGCAGAAAATACAACACTTACTACATTTAACGAAATAAATAATAGTATGCTTAGACGCTCAAATAAAGCCTATGTCGATACAGTTAACCAAGTTACTACTAATGTGTTGGCTGGCATACAAACGCCTAACCAAGCTATGGTAAGTGCGGTTAAAACTATGAGTAAAGATGGTATACCGGTATTTGTTGCATCTAACGGCGCTAAATGGAGTGCTGAGGCTTATACAAGTATGGTTATTAAATCAAATGTTAAATCAACTATAAACGTTATACAGGATGCTAGGATTAGAGAAGCTGGTGGCGAATATATAGAAATTAATGCTTACGGTGGTGCTAGACCTAAATGCGCCGACGATCAAGGACAAGTATATTCATTAGATGGCAATACAGAACCTATAAAGGATTTAAACGGCGATACTGTTTATCCAAGGGACTGGGCTGATAGTTCATACGGTGAAGCTGATGGTATATTAGGAATAAATTGTGGACATCAAAGATTTATGTTTGTTCCTGAATTAAGTGGCTTTGATAGAGAAAAAATAAAAGCTAAAGAAAACGATGATATTTATAAAGAAAAACAACAACAGAGATATTTAGAACGTGATATTAGAAACGCTAAACGCGAGAAATTATCATTAGAAAATGCTAAGACGGATCCACAAGCAATTAAAAAAGCACAAAGTAAGATATCAGCAAGACAAGAATCAATGCGTGAATTTATAGATAAGACAGATAGAAACAGAAATTATGCTAGAGAGAAAGTTATTTAAGGGCAACCTTTTATATAAATGTCCCAAACGTGTATGACATAAAAAGAGCGGGAAACGTTGGCGGACTATAAGCGCGGGAGGATTAATTATGGAACCAGTAGCAAAAGAAGTAACAAATACTGAACAAACAACAACTGATACAACTAAAGACGTTGACAATGGACAGGGTGCTGATACTCAGGCAGCAAAAGAAACTGAGGGAACTAAAGAAACTACAACAGTAGATGTAAAGGTTGAAGCCCAAAAGATGGCGGACGCTATGTTAGCTAAAAAGATGGCAAATATGCCTTCTAAAGAAGCACTAGCTAAGTTTAAAACTTGGGAAGATAGCCAAAAAACGGAAACTGAGAAACAAACTCAAATACAAGCAGAAAACTTAAAGACTGAAAAAGAACGTGATAGTTATAAAATGGAAAACCAAGTCTTGAAGAGCAGTGTTGATCCTGACAAAGCGGACTTTGTAGTATTTAAAGTATCTAAACTTGAAGGTGAGTTTGAAGAGAATTTAAAGACATTTTTAGAAGAGAATCCTGAATATGTCGGTAAGAATGAAGAAGCGACAAAGGCAGTAGAAACTACTGGCGTTAAAACAAAAGGAGCGGTTACTCGTGAGGATGGAGTATCAGCTATATTAAAAGAAAGACATCCCGAATTGTTTGAATAAAACAAAGAAAGAAGGAATAAATTATGGCTAATCCAATAGCTACTAACGGAACACATTACCGTCAGGAAAGATACGCAGATAAAATAGTTAAGTTATATAGAAAATTACTTGTTGTAAGAACAGAGTTTATGAGAGATTATGAAGGGGATCCAGTAAGTGGTTCAATTCAAGTTCCCGTAAGAGGAACTGATGTTGCAGTAAGCACTTATGACGTTCTTAATGGAAATACGCTTACACAATCAGCTACAACTTATTTACCTATTCTTTTAACTAAGAATAAGATTATAAACGAATTAATAGATAAATATGAAGCGGCTTCAGTGCCTGATAATTTGATTGCACAAAGATTAGAAAGTGGTTCTTATTCAATGGGACTTACTTTAGAATTAAATGCAATAGCTGAATTAGAAGACAATGGAACAGTTGAATCAAGCACATCTGCGTTGACTAATACAGATGCTTATACTTCAATTAAAAACAGTGTAAGAGATATTAAAAAATTAGGTGTTGACGTTACTGATATGGTTACAATAGTTGACCCTGATACAGAAGCATTATTACTTGAAGACGTTAAATTTTCTAATTCCGCTGGAGCATTAGGAGCAGAATTACTTAGAGAAGGCGTTATTGGTAAGATAAACGGTGTTAGAGTTAAAATGAGTGCTAACTTAAGTGCTACTACTGAATACATAGTATTTGCTAGACCTTGGGCGCAATCAGTTGATGAGTGGATTGCAGAACCATTTATTGAAGATATTAAAGATGGTAAACATGTTAAAGCTTCTGCATTACAAGGTAGAGCAATCTATGAAGATAAATTAACATCAGCAACAGCTTGTAGAGTTAAAACAGTTGCAGTATCAATTTAATAAAATTTAATTAAGGAGGAAATAGTATGGTGACTGAGGAAGAATACGGAACATATTTTGGTGGAACTGCACCTTGCGATTTTACTAGACTTCAATATGTATCAGTGAAGTTAATTAAAGGTATATTAACTAGCGATGCCCCTATTACTGGGGATGACTGTTACGAAGACTATCAAAAATCTATAATGGAACAGATGAACTATCTTAATGACAATCCGGAATTACTTAGTAAAAGCGGTCAAGGTTATAAACTAGGTAGATTTAGCGAAGGAACCGGATCTAATTCCGATCCTGATGTAAATGAAACAAATAAACGAATTAGTCCATTGACATATAGCATATTACTTGATTGTGATTTGCTATATGCAGGGCTTTGTTAATAAGGACGTGGTTAAATGATACAACCAATTCCAATGAGAATGTTACAAGATACTGTTAGCTACTTAAAATATGTCCCTGACACTGGTGAGGGAAGCACATATAGCGACGCAGTTGATTTAAAAAACGTAAAAGTAGAAGAACGCAAAGTATTAGTTACAAATACACAAGGCGATGAAGTTGTTGGTAACGCAATAGTATTTTATGACTTAATTAATTCGGTTGGTTTACTTGTTAAGCCTCCACCTAAGAGTAAAATAATATTTGAAGACAAAACATATCATGTAATAGATACAGATATTCTACGAGGAAATTCTAAAACAGCACATCACTATGAAATACTTATAAAATGAAAAAATTTAATAGCTTTGAACAAGCAAATTTGTGGCTTTTAAAATTACAAATTAAAATGAATCCTAAAGTTTTAAGAAATGTAGCCGAAGAAGTTTATAAGGATAGCGATGAATATACGTATAGAGATACTGGTTTTATGTATGATACTGGTGCTTTATATAGTGATTTTGCTAAAGGAAAAATAGTAGAACAAACACCTTATGTAAGAATGAGATATTACGTTGGTGGCAAAGCTGGAAGTGGAAATAGAAGAGCTGAGACACAATGGTTTGAAGTAGCGATGTTAGGAAATTTAAAAAAATATAGAAAAATGGTTACAAAAATCTTTAATCAACAAAAGAAAGGGTGATTGTTATTAATACTGAAAA